GCAGAATGTATGTATGATTATGAAGCGGCAAGGGGTTTATACTTTAATAAACAGGTAAAGTTTTAGTAAGGGTTGCATTACATAAGGGTATACCCCATACTAATGTTTAACTGTTGTTCTTTATTAATTCACAATCATGTCATTTGAAGAAGAACTAGAACAAATTGACCGAGATGAATGGCTTGCTAAATTTGATGATATACAAATTATGAACGCTGCAAAAATGTATTTAGAATGGTTGTTCTATTTACCTGATGATTACCAACCAGATCTTTATCCTGAACATAAATTTTATTAATCATGAACCTACAACCAGAACAGTTATTAAGGCAGATTAGAGTGGCACAACTGCAAAAGAAAGAATTAGAAACACAAATTACTGAAAAAAAAATGATATTAGAAAAGTATTTTCAGGAAAGTATTATTATGAGTACTTTTAGTATTGATAATGTAAAGGCTGTACGAAAACGTAAACCAGAAAAATGGGAATACAGCAAAGAGTTAGTAGGTTATAAAAAAGATATTGCAACAGCTATAGAAGATAGGGAACAACAGGAAAGAGAAGAAGGTATTGCAAATAAGGTAGATACTGGTTTTACATGGGCAATAAGATGAAAACAACAGAAAGAGTAGAACAGGCTTTTAAAAGAGTGAAAGAGTTACTTAATTTAGTTGCTGATTGGACTAAGAACCCAAAAGAAGATGAATTAACAAAAGAATTTAAAGATAAAAAGCAAAAAATGATAGATGATCTACATATACAATTAGGTGCTTTAAGTGATCGCTATATGTTTAACCATAAATCAGAGTTTGCTACTAAGGAATATTTAGTAGAGTATGAAGCACTAAAAAAGAAAATAAAGGAATTAGAAAAATGAACCCACAAAAAAACAAAGGTGATAAAGCAGAAAGGGAAGCCTGTGCATTGTTAAGTGAATTTACAGGGTATGAAGTTGAAAGACGTTTTGGTGCAGGTATGGAAAATGATAAAGGTGATTTAGTTGGTATACCTGATACTGTTATACAGATAGCAAACTGGAAAGATACAAATGCTGCAGTATTACAGAAGCCTAGAGAAGCAGAACAACAAAGAATAAATGCTAAGGCTAACCATGCAGTTACATTAGTTAGATACAAAAAGAGACCAGGTTGTAAACATGGTGATAATTGGCGTGTTGTTATGACTATTGAACAGTATGCAAGATTAATAAAATGAAAATCAATAATATATACAATGAATGTTGTTTAAACACATTAAATAGGTTGGATAATAACTCTGTTGATACTGTTATAACTTCACCACCTTACAATATGAATTTAAGAGTAAGAAATAATCAATATTGCAGTAGACAAATTACAAAAGAATTAACAACAAAATATGATAAATTTACTGATAATTTAAATATTGATAAATACAATGCATTTCATACAGAAGTATTAACAGAATTGTTAAGGGTATCACCCCTAGTTTTTTATAATATACAGATATTAACTGGTAATAAAAGATCAGTTTTTAAAATGATTGGTGAGTTTGCAGATTATTTAAAAGAAATTATTGTATGGGATAAGGGTCATGCAGAACCATCAATACAATCTGGCGTACTTAATAAAAGAACTGAATTGATATTAGTTTTTGATAAATATGATTCTATTCGTAGAAAGTTTAATAATGCTAATTTTGAAAGAGGTACATTAGAGGATTTATGGTTTATACCTAAAAATAAGAAAAATTTAGAAAGTCATAAGGCTATATTTCCAGAACAACTAATATATAAAATACTTCAAAATTTTACTAATGCAGGCGATATTGTATATGATCCATTTATGGGAACAGGTACAACAGCTTATGTTTGTAAATCTATGAATAGAAAATACATAGGTAGTGAAATAAATAAAAACTATATAGATATAGCAGAACAAAGATTAGAACATGAAATATTAGCTGAATATAAACAAGAACTAAAAAGACATAAACAACATAGTTTATTTTAATACTTGACAAGGGTATACCCCTGATATATATTAAAAGAGTACAAAACACCGAGAGGTAATCCAATGTCTAGATCACTAAATGTTCTTTCAAAAATCTTAGGACTTACAGCTAGTACTAACCCAAATGAAGCTAAATTAGCAGAAGAAAAATTAGAACAACAGTTAGCAGCTAAAGGTATTACAAGAGAACAGCTAGAACAGCAGTTAGATATGCAAACTGTTGAAGAAAATATAGAGGCAACATCATTCAGATATGGCGACCCATACAAACGTATAGACCCTGCTACACAATATATTATTTCTGCTGTTGCACATTTTTATAATGGTTCAATAGTTTTTTGTGTACGTGATGAAGATGGTAACAGGTTTGAACGTGGCACAAGACAAATAGATGTTTTGTGTTCTAAAGCAAGAAAAATAGAAATAGAAATTTATACAGATTACATTTTACAAGCCTTAGCAGATCAATGGGCTACACATTGTAAAGATGACCCATTTGCAGTTGCTATGAAAGGTGCAGCTTATAGAAACGATTTTAGAAAAGGATTTGCAGAAGATATAAGCAATAGATTATATAAGATGAAAAGAAAAGAACAACAAAATGGTAGGGAATTACAAATAGCAGATAAAACTGTAAATCAATCTGCACTAGCTGTTGCTGAGTCTAATAAAACAGAAAAGGGAATAATACAAAAATATAAAGATGATAAGTATGGCAAGTTACCTAGTAAAACAAGACTTACGGGTGCAGGTGGTGATGGTAGAAATAGTGGATTAGCAGCAGGTAGTTCTGTAGGACTTAATAGACAGGTAGCAGGTGGTGGACAAAAACAGTTGTCAGGTTACTAAATTTATTTAAATAATTACAGCCCTCTTTTATAGAGGGTTTTTTTGTTACCATTTGTTAACAATACCTTTATAGGGGTATACCCCTGATGTATATTAAGAATGTACCAAACAACCGAGAGGTTTTCCAAATGATTAAAAAAAGAACTCTTACTTTTACTTTTCCAGATGGAAGTATTAGAAAAGTAAGAACAGCAAAAAATTATAGCCACGCTGTTAAAGCTACTTTTAGAGTGCAAAGTAAATTTGCTTACAATGGCAAGTACTACTTAGCTAGTGAAAAACATTTATGTGGTAGACCGGATTTAATGGAAAAATGCGTTGCTAAGTATAACAGTTTAGAAGGTGCTGAAATTTTAGTTGCACCACTTACTAACGATTCATTAGAGGTAGCATAATGTCTAACTTTCTAATGATGGTTGCAGCATCAGGGTTGTTTTATACAGCCCTCTCATCTTCTCTATATGACATGACAGTTACAGCGTGTGAGAGTCAGGCAGGTAACTATCAACTAGCTTGTAAGGAGGTAAACAAATGAATAATATTTGTAATATTTTACAAGACATAAAAATTAAAGCTTTTACAAAAAAAAGTACAAAAAACATATTATTGTATGCTTTACATACAGATTTAGATGTTTTAGAGACTTTTGATAAACCACATTTCTTTTTAAGAAAACCTTATGAAGGTGAGTTGGAATTTGCAGAAAAAAACAACATAATAAAACAAAATATTTTACATACTTGTTGTTCAGTTTTATGTTGCAATAGACAAGGAGATAATTTAAAAAACTCACACACTGAAATTAGTTTTGATAGAGATTGTAAATCAAGAACTAGAACTTTTTTTAATAAAGAACAAAGTATTACTTTTTTTAAAGAAATAAAACCATATTTTTTTGATGGTATTGATTTATTTGTTTGGGAAGAAGATGTAAAAACTAAGGAGGTAAACAAATGAACTTTAAAAACAGACTTGTAAAAGTAAACAAACCAAAAAAAGTTTATACATGGGCATCAACTGCACAAACAGAAAAAATACTAAAAGTTTCAGCAGCCAAACTTTATGAATATAGAAAAAAAGTAAAACGTAACCAATTAATTGAAGGTGTACATTATAAACGTGATGAATATAGACTTTGTGATAGAGGATCACCGCTATTATACAATTTAGAAAAAACCTGTAAAAGGATTCATTTTATAGATTTTGAAATTTTTACTGACCCTAATTATAAATTCTTTGATCATTTTGATACACGTAATAAGGAGATAGATAAATATTATCCAATGGATGAGAATGGTTTAGTTGACATAACAAATTTAAAAGACTTTACAAAAGAGGGTGTTTATATAGGATCTTAATATAGTCGGGAAGCCTGATAGTTAGTTATCTTATAAGTTCTATGCTAACTTGAAAGTTATAAAAAACCTATTGCACTAGGAAAGACAGGGCAAGCGTTGGACTTGATCGATCTCCTGACTAATTATTACTATTTCGTAACATAACCTTAATAGGGGTATACCCATTGCTATATTTGAAATGTACTTTAGTGGAGACACTTCCAATGAAAAATGTAAAAACAGTATGGTGTGAAAATGCAAAAGGTTTTGAGCATTGCGGAAATTGTTTTTTAGCAAAAGTTCTTGATGATGCTGTAATGAACAGACCTGCTAGAAAAGGTTATGTATGGGTGCAACAGTTAGAAACACCAAAAACACCAATTACTGGTGATGCATGGGTGACAGAATGGCCTATAGAAATGGGAAGCAAAGATATTGATGATAAAAACAAATTCTTAACAGGCTATTAATTTAGCCTTTTTTTTATTCTAATTGTTAATTAATTGTTACAGCTATTGCAAAGGGTATACCCCTATGGTTATAATAAGAACATACACAACCGAGAGGTAATCCAAATGACTAACTCAATCACAATCAGAAACAGACAATACGTAGTTTTAAAAACAGAAAACTATACACACAAAGGAAACGACAGAACACAATTTACAGTAAGAAAGCCAAGAGGTACAAAAACATTCTTAGTTGTTAAGTATGAAAATGGCTTATACAGTTCATTCGCTTAAGGGGTAAAGTAATGAAAAAAACAACAATACTAAACAAGTCACAAAGACAAACCATTATAGATAAATGTCTTGAGTGGTTTGAAGATTGGAAACTTAACGAACCTACTGTATATACTGAATCAGTTACAGATAGAAGGCAGATTATGGAAGCATTAAACAATAGCGATTTGATGAAACACGTTTACGAATTTTATGCACCTGATATATGGGATTATGTATAAATTAAACTGACCCTTAATTCGGTCTTTTTTTTTGCCCATACAAAAACCCTCTAGGGGAATCCATCTAAAGGGTTTAAGTTGCCTACTGCTTTGCATATCATAGGCATACCAAAAGTAAATTATATTTACACCTAATGCAAGTGTTATCTAGGTAAACTGCTAATCTTTCTACCTGGGAATAATTGCTGTTCTAAAAAGTCTACAGCCTTGTCATCTACATCATTTGATGTTTGTTTTACCACCACACGTAATAAGTCCACAATTAACTGTTTAATTACTCTTTCTGGAAATAGACCTAACAGTATTGGTTTTAATAGTTTTAACATACTAAAAATACAAATATATCTGAATATTAGCAGTAATACCTTTTATACACTACCTTTTTGGTTTTAGCGATGCTACACCTATCTCAACCCCATTTAATCTTGCATAAATATCACGCATATCATCATGCATAGAGTCCATCTTATCTGACATTAATTCTACCTTTGTTATAAGGGTAACTACATCTTCTCTATTCTTTTTACCTCTATAGCTAAGTGAACCTGCTGATATGAATATTGCAGATAATAAAGCACCGCTTGTAGCTGCTAATAGTTCTACCACTTTGCCTATATAGGGTTCTATAGCTATTATGACAGAAAAAAGAGTTATGCAAGCAGAAAGCTCAAAAAAAATTAAAGAACTTGATGATGAAAAACCTGATTATCAAGAAAAAATTACTTTTCTAATTTCTACGGTTGCACAAGGTTTTATTCTCGCCTGGTGTCTATTAGTTTTATCTTTAGGATATATAAAGTTACCTAATAAACTATTTGGAATAGATATACCTGACCAGCCTAGAGTAGATAGTACATTTGCTGCTGGTTTACTTGGAAATATATTAGGTGGTTTAGGTATTAGTGTTAATGCTGCACAAGGTGCAAAGAAAAAAAAGAAAGAAGAAGAAAAAGGTACTATAAATAACAATGATAGTGGTTATCAAACTATTATTATTAAGCAGCCAATAGAGCTAATAACAACTAAACCACAAGTTATTAAGGTTGACCCAAAAAAATGAAAAAACTTCTACCATTATTGCTTCTTGCAATTACCCCTGCCTGTTATGCTAATTTATCGCATAGTATAAATCAGTCAATAAAACTAACTGTAGGTGGTGCTACAACTTCTTCAGATCGCATTGGTAGCAGTTACAGCGTAAGCGGTACAGGTGTGGATACAACTTATACTGCAGGTGGTAATGCAGTTGCTAATGGTGTAGGTTCATTAACCATCTCATCAGGAATAGGTACAGCACCAGATTTAACAGTCACACAAGACGTACCAGCCAATAGCTTCAGTTTTAGTCAGTCATTTACCCAAGCGGATGCTATAGCAGGGTCAGCAGTTACTACAGGTGATACCGCAAACTTTTCTGACCTAACAAGTGTTGCAGGTGGTACTGCAGGGAATTTAGCAGGTACGATTACATCAGCAGGTGCAATTTCATTAACAGCAGGGGGGGCTAATACAGAAGCGGTAGGGCAAGTAATAACAACATTAATAGTTGAATAATAAAATTATGTATAGGCTTTTTTGGCTCTATGTATTTTGTACTGCACCAACTTATGCAGGTAGTATTATTCCTAATTTTCAACAGGGGGTTCTACAGCAACACGTAGAAACCAAAAGTACAATAGTAGAAGATATAAAAAGCTTTGATATAAGGAATGGTTACCAGCTTACAATCGGTGGTGAAAATGTACAAAGTTCCACAGGTAATGTAGCCCCTGCAGGTTGGACTAAAGTTAATACAACAGTAGAAGGTGTGGGTACAACATTTGTTTCACCAAATCTAGATAATAAGCCTAATTTCAGCGTTATAAATGCAGGTGAAAGTTTTATGTATTATGAGACATTAGAAACACCAGGAATTACTAATTACACACATGTTACTAGGCAAACAACCATAGAAAGTATTTCTGATAGCACCAGTACCTTTAGTCAATGAAAAGATATTTATTATTACTGCTTATATTTAATAACCCTGTTTTTGCAAATTCAATAAATACAACAAGTAATAGTTCTGGTTCGGTTGTTAATCAAGCTGTACAAGTGGTTCCCTCTAGGCAGTTTCAGTACCAGATGAACACAATTAGCTGTCAAGGTGCAACATTAAATATTTCTCCTTTTGTTTCTACTACCTATGGTTTTGCTTCACCTTATGAACCATATTTTAATAGACCTGTTTATAGTACTAGAGATATTGAAGGTGACTTTGATGATAGTAATAAGGCAATAGGTGATGGTGATGTAGATGCAGGGCATAGAGGTGAGGTTTTATATTTTGAACAGGTACGTACAGGAATGAGGTCAAGTAATACTTCTATTAATGGTGGTATTACAGCTACGTTTAGTATTCCATTAGATCGAGAACCTATAAAACAATGTCGCAAAGCTATGGAAAAACAAAATGAATTATATGAAGCGTCACTTGCAGCAAAAAGGTTAAATTATGAAATGAGTAGAGCAAAAACTTGTGCAGATAATTTTAAACAGGGCTTTAGATTCAAGGCAGGTACACCAATGGCAAAAATATGTTCTGATATAGAAATTATTGAAGCTACTAATTTAGAACACGTACATGAAATTAAGAATTAAGTTTAGATTTTAATGGTTTTTTACCTGTAAATTTTGTACCTTTTTTACCTACAGCCTTTTTAGCAGCACCTATAAGTTTTTTGAATACAGGTTTTAGTATTCTGTTAAGAATAGGTGTTAAGGTTGCTGCAGTTGTTGCCACTATTGTTATTGCAAAAGTTGTAGATACTGTATTCATTGAAGGTAAATATTTTTCTACTGCATTTGTTGGTTCATACTGCACCACACATTCTTTTGTTTCTTCTATATATTTAAAACCTATAACTTTTTCTGTACCTTTTGCATTTAGATCACCTATACGTGGGTTATTTTTTTTAGGGTCAGGGCATGGTGGTTGTTTTTCTTCTGGTATTTTTGGTACTTCTGGTGTTTCTGCTTCTGCTATAGGTGGTTCTACGTTTGTAGGTGGTTCTGCTTCCTGTATTGGTACTAAATCCTTTGCATTATATTGTAGGGGTTCATAGAAGGGTATAGGACAGTTTATAACAACATTACCTGCAGGGTCATCTGTAAATAGTTGTGTATTTTTTGTACCATCAGTTCTAACAGTTGCACATGGCATATTAAAAGTTGGTGGTAACATTCTTGTTACATGAGTAGTTGTAGGTAAGGTTGTCTGGTTAGGTATTACAACATCAGATATACGTGGTATTGATGCACTAGGTATTATGTTAATTTCTGGCAAGTTATAAACTTATAGAAGTTTTAGATAAAGGTGAAGGTGGTGCTGTAAATTTTGGAATATTACCTTTTATTGCACCTGGTAATGCATTTTCAAGATTACCCATAATTTTATTTTTTAGATACTTTTCAAATTTTGGTGATGTAAGCCACCTGTAACCTATAAATGTACCTACAAGGCTACTAGATATAAGTAGGAAAGAAAGTATACTTAAAATGTTTATAATCTTTTGCATGATAAGAGAAGCGTTTTTAAAAGCATTAGTACCTGTAACTATTATACTATTTATGGCTTTATGTGCTATTGCACCATTATGGGTGAGTATGTCATTAATGACAAAACAAATAGAAAAACATAAGGTTAATTAATCAGCGGCTTCGGCTGTGTTTCCCTCAGAAACCCACAATAAATAGGCTTGATAATCGGTGTTTGCTTCGTCAAATGGTATGACTGCACTATCAGCAATCCTAAAAATAGCTTGTACTACTATTGTTTCTGTCGTACCATCTTTTTTCTCTCTAATTTCATTTGCAAATTTTTTATACATAATTAAAGCTCCGCTGATGCACTAGCTACACCATAAATGTATTTACTATTACCTGATGCTACTACTGTGTTACCTCTTATGCCAGCTTGATATGGTTTTCCTGTAGTGTTACCTGTCACAACAGTAACCGAACTAACAAAATTTTCGTCAGAACTTATCAAAGTCATAGTAGGATTAGTTCGTTTCTTTGTTCTAAATATTAAAGGTATTTCTACATATCCTGAATGAGTGGATTCAACAGTAAAGACACGCCCTGTTGCACATATTTCAAAATATCTTTCACATAAAGCAAGCTCCTGACTGAATGATTTAAATTCAAAATCTGTTACCACGCTGCCTACTTCTAATTGAACTCCTGTAAGAAAAAAGTCATTTGAAGTACTATCCATTGCATTTACTTGAGAACTAGAAGCTCTATTTGCATTTGTTCCAGTTCCCCATGCACTACTTTGTAATGTTCCAGAAGTAAAGTTTGATCCCCCAACTAACCAAAAGTTAAGAGCAAGTGAAAGAGCACTATCATTATCAAAAGTTCCTGATGTATCTGCTGGGTAAATAAGTGTATATCTATTCCAGTTATTATCTGAAACTGTTATTGGTTTACAACAAACCCTATTATTATCAGTATCTTCTAATTCAATAGTATAAACTCCAGTTTTTGTTGCTTTTAGATAAAAAGAAAGAGCAAATTGTTTTGCAGATGAAGTACCTTTTGCAAAATCCTGTATATTTTGTCCTTCAATTCTGTGTGAGATAATAAAATAGTCACCACCAGCGATTGAAGTATCTGCTGTGGTGCAATCCCATTTTGTTGAGCTTCCAAAACCATTTGGAGTATCTGTAGATTTCGTTACGGCTACTTGTGCTCCACAACCATTATTTGTAAGAAATCTATCACACGCAAAATATCCAGCAGAAGCAGTAGCAGATTGATCTCCCCTCTGATGGACAGCCATTCCTCCGTTTATAATCTTGTTTCTATTAGCAAGTTGACCACCATTAACAGATGTAATATTGGCAGTACACGTTCCATCAGAATTATTGACAGTAATAGCAGCAGCACTAGCTCCTACCCCTTTTATCGAATTTACCTTGATCTCTGACATAATTAACTAGGTTTTGGGTTAGCGTCTTTAACCGCTTTGATGTGGGTTGCCCACGTTC